TCGAGGATCCGAAGCGAGCCAGCTGGGCGCTGCAGGACGCGTTCGGCACTGGCCACATCGTGGCCTGGCACACGTTTCTGGCCGTGTTCGACGAGGTGCCGCGAGCCGAGGATGCCGAGCCGGTGCTGCCCTTCGCGTGGTTTGAAGGAGACGAGTACGTGACCGCCCTGTGCCTAATGGCCGATATCTGCGAGGAACCCCTATGAAGATCGCAATCCTGATCATTCTGGCTCTGCCGTGCGCCTCGGCGCTGGCGGACGACCTGTGCTTCGTCGAGCCGTGCCCAGTCAAGCAGCCAGACAGCTCGCACCTGGAGCGGCAGCTGGACCAGATGCGGATCGACGCTGAATACCGGCGCGCCATGAATGAGATCCGCCAGCGGGAAGCGCGCGAGCAGCGGGAATCGCACGACTTGCAGATGCAGCAGGAGCTGGACCGGCAGCGGCTGGCGCCTCCGTTCAACCTGCCCGGCAGCCCTGCGCGATGAGCGAGAACCTGCAGGTCCTGATAGGCGTCTTCGTTTTTTACGGCATCGTCGCCGCGCTGAGCGCGCTGAACACGTACCTGAAGCGAAGAAGAGGGATCAGACGGTGATTCGCTGCACCAGTTGCGTAATGCCCAACACGCGCCCGGATACTGCTTTCGTCGACGGTGTCTGCTCAGCCTGCCTGTCCTACCAGCGCCGGCCTCAGATCGATTGGGATGCGCGCAAGGCCGAGCTGATTGCCCTGCTCGATCGGCACGACGGGCGCTGCATCGTGGCGAGCTCGGGCGGCAAAGACAGCCACTACATCGCGCTTACCTTGCGCGAGCTCGGCGCCGAGGTCACGGCGGTGACCGCGACCACCTGCCACCTGACGCCGATTGGTCGACGCAACATCGACAACCTGGCGCGGCACGTTCGCACGATCGAGGTCACACCCAACCGCACCGTCCGGGCGAAGCTGAACCGCCTGGGCCTGGAGCTGGTCGGCGACATCAGCTGGCCAGAGCACGTGTCGATTTTCACCATCCCTTTCACCGTGAGCGAGGCGCTGCGGATCCCGTTGATTTTCTACGGCGAGAACCCCCAGGATCAGTACGGCGGTCCGCTTGGATCAGACGAGGCGCGCATGCTGACGCAGCGCTGGCGCTCGGAGTTCGGCGGCTTCCTAGGCCTACGGCCCAGCGACCTCGTTGGCAACGCCGGCCTGACCGATGAGGACCTGTCCGACTACACCACGAGCGCTTACCACCTGAAGGCCGAGGCGCATTTCCTGGGGCAGTACATCCCATGGGACTCGTATCGCAACGCCGAGGTCGCGAAGGACGCCGGCATGCAGTGGGCTCTGCCGTGCCAGGCAAACCGTTGGCCCTGGGAGAACCTGGACAACGCGCAGACCGGCCTGCACGACTACTTCATGTGGCTGAAGTTTGGATACGGTCGCGGCTGCGCGCAGATCAGCGTAGATGTGCGCAGCGGCAAGGTCTTCCGTGATGGCGCACTTGGCTGGGTCGAAAAGCACGATGGAATACTGTGCAACGAGTACGCCGGAGTGAAGTTGGAAGACGTGCTGGATCGCATCGGGCTGAACCACGTTGACCTGAAGCGTCTGACGATCAAGTGGGCCGCATGCTCGCAGCCCGCGTGATCCCGGTGATGCTGTGTCGCGGCCGGCACCTCGTGAAGGGCGAGCGATTCGTCAACTCTCGCGTGGTAGGCGTAGCTCTTCAGGCGGCCAAGGTGCACGCGGCGCGCGGCGTCGATGAGTTGTGCATCCTGGACGTGGAAGCCAGCGCAATGGGCAGGCTGATCGACACGATGATGGTGCAGGAACTGACGCACGACTGCTTCATCCCGGTGACCGTTGGCGGCGGGGTGCGCACGGTGGGCGACGTGGACAAGTTGCTGCGCTGTGGCGCCGACAAGGTGCTGATCGGCAGCGCCGCACGTCGAGACCTGTCGATCGTGCGCGAGGCCTCCCGCACCTTCGGGGCCCAGGCGATCGTGGTGTCGATCGACTCGCCCTGTCAGGGCCGCCTGCACGCAGCGCAAGCGGTGAGCGCAGGGGCGGGCGAGATCCTGCTCAACAACGTGCGGCGCGATGGAACGATGAGCGGGCTGGACATTGAACTTATCCGCACAGTGGCGCACGCGGTGGTGGTGCCGGTCATTGCGTGCGGTGGGTTCAAGGACCCGGAGGATGCCCGGCTGGCGATCAAGGCCGGGGCAAGCGGAGTCGGCATTGGCGCGGCGTTCCTGTTCACGGATCTGACGCCCGCCATGGTCTCGGCGTACCTGAAAGCGCACGGGGTCGAGGTGCGCACGTGATCAAGTTCTTCGACGTCTATGAAAGCGGATGCCCGACAGCGCGCACGCTGCAGCTGCTCTACGACCTGCTCGAGGAGCGCAGACCAAGCGAATCGATCAGCCACAAGCAGCTGCCATCGCTGAAGGAGCACGTCGCCTTCGTGGACAGTCACCCTTACCGGGAATGGTGGCTGATCTGCGTGCCGGACCTGCCGGTGGCCACTACTGTTCCCGTCGGCGCGATTTATCTTTCCAAGCAAAACGAGATCGGCGTTGGCATCCTGACCAGGCACCGCCGCCGGGGCTACGGGCAGGCCGCGATTCGCGCGATGGTCGAGCGCCACCCAGGCGAGCGCCTGGTGGCCAACATCAACCCCGAGAACCACCGCTCGATCGCCGTCTTCAAGAAGCTCGGCTTCCGCCTACTCCAACTCACCTTCGAGGCATCGCGATGAAAGCAGCAGGCCTGCAGAGAGTGAACCCAGAAGCGAGCGGCACGAACTGGCAGGACATGGCGACCATCTTGCTCTGGGTCCTGAACGAGGGGCGCCCGATCACAATCACGGAAGCAAACCTGAAGGCTCTGCTCGAGCGCTATCCAGGGGGCCCGGTGATTCACAGGCACGGCACCGAGATATCGATCGTGCTGCGGCTGATTACGAAGGAACAGGCCAAAGCGGAGGGCCTTGCGTGATCAAGCCGCTCATCGTGGCCGAGCTCGGTGCCAACCACATGGGTTCGTTCGAGCGCGCCAAGCAGATCCTGGACTGCGCCGGCAAAGCTGGCGCCGGCGCGTTCAAGATGCAGGTGTGGTCGGAGGACACGATGTGCATCGACCCCACCTACGTGATCGACCACGGTGCCTGGAAAGGCGTGCGCATGGTGGATCTGTACCGGGACTGCTACACCCCATGGGACTGGTTGCCAAAGCTCTTCGATGCGGCCTACGCGCGTGACATGGAGCCGTTTGCTTCCGTGTTCGACGAGGACGCGGTCGATTACCTTGAGGGCTTAAATTCCCAGCTCTACAAGATCGCGAGCTACGAACTCGTGGACTTGAAGCTGCTGCGCCGCGTGGCTGCCACTGGCAAGCGGGTGATTCTGTCCACCGGGGCCGCGACCCGCGACGAGATCGCGCTGGCGGTGGCGCAGTTCCCCAGGGCTAGCGACGTGACGCTGCTGCACTGCGTGTCCGAGTATCCGTCCAGGCCGGATAGCGCGAACCTGGCGACGATGCGAGACATGGGAGAGCGCTTCGGCTGCGACTTCGGTTTGTCGGATCACTCCCTCGGGGTAGGCGTCGCGGTGGCCGCTGCCGCGATGGGCGCCAGCGTGATCGAAAAGCACCTGGCGCTGCGCCGCTCGGATGGCGGCCCGGACGGAGGCTTCTCGATGGAGCCGGAGGAGTTCGCCGTCATGTGTCACGCGGCGCGCCAGGCCGCCGTCGCGCAGGGCGACATCACCTACGTGCACAAACCCAGCCGCCTGCGCAGAAGTCTGTGGGTGGGTCGGGACGTGACAGCAGGCTCGGCGCTGGCTGCCTGCGACATCCGCTCCGCCAGGCCTGCGCTGGGGGCTCTGCCACGGGATCTTGACGCATTCATAGGTCGGCCGGCGGCGCGCGATATCGCTGCCGGCACGCCACTGACCTGGGACCTGGTCACTGCATCCAGTTCTCAGGCACTGGAGAAATGATGGGCACCTTGCTGGACACGGGACAGATCGCTGAGCTCCTCGGAGTATCGAGGGAGCACGTCACCAATCGGCTGACCAAAAGGTCGGACTTTCCAAGGCCGGTGATCGACGCGAGCCGCAAGATGCGGCGCTGGAGCGAGGCCGACGTGATGGCATGGGCAGGCGGAGATCAGTCCAAGCGTGCAGCGATGTCCGACGCGGACTCGCGGTAGTAATGATCCAGCAACACGCGCAGATCCTTGTGGCCGCTGATTCTGGCGAGCGTCATGACGTCGACCTTGCGGGCCATTCTGGTCAGCGCCTCGCCGCGGCAGTCGTGGAAATGCAGGTCCTCGATCATCAGCGCGTTGCGCGCTTTGCGGAAGAGGGCGTCGAGCGAGGCGCCGGTGATGGTGAAGCCTGATGCCGCGATGGGTCGAATCACCCTTATGGCCGCCCTTGACAGTGGCACAGATCGTGGCGCTCCGGTCGCGGCCTGAGTCTTGTGGGAAACGCGTGCTACTCGGTGATCGAGGTCGAGTGTTTCCTTCCCCAGCTGCAAAATTTCCCCAGCCCGCATTGCGGTCCGCAAAGCGATCAAGATCGCCAGCGCGACCTGCTGCTGCTTGGTTTGTACGTCGCCCGTTCGGTAGCCAAGCCACCGGCACAGCCGCCGTACTTCGGAGGGTAAGACGCGTCGAGTGCGCGCTGGATTCTCTCCGGGACGCCACAGGCCTTTAAGCGGGGATTCCCCGCACCACTTCCATTCGTCGCGCGCCACGGTGAACACGTTCGAGATCAGGCGCAGGTCGCGCTCGACCGAAGCCGGCGTCACCTTCTGTAACCTCGCGTCGCGCCAGGTTGCCATGTCCGTGGTCGACACCTCCGGCAGGCGCTTTGCGGCAATTGCCGGAAAGTCCCGGCAAAAAGCAGCCAGGCGAAGGCCCTCAGCGCGGCCACGGCGCTTCCTGGGGCTCACCTCCCGCGCGTAGCGGTGCATGGCTTCGGCCAGAGACTTGCGAGGCCACAGGCCCCGTTTGGTGGCCAGCAGGGCCGCTTCCTGCTTGGTGGCCCAGTTCACCGCCTCGGCCTTCGTATCGAACACTGCGGAGCTGCGCAAACCGATGCGGTCGACCATCGCTCGCCACCGTCTGCCGTGTCGCCTGATGTGCGCCATGCGGGATCGCGTGAGGGCTGGGTGAGGGCAGTGGATGTAAGGTTGGGCAGTACAAGGGTAGAAATTGCCGTTTCACGTGGAGCATTCTACGCAGCGAAAACCAGCCTTTTGTCGTCTATAACCGCATTTTTCCTTGTCCCCCCGCCAGGAGTCGTCCTGACATTCAAATCAACGGCTTGACGGCGCTGTGAGGGATCCGTGAAGGCATCGCCCCGCTTTTAGGCGGACTGCGTCGACGGCATGTGCGCAAGAATCGCGCGCATGACCGATCTGAGCATTCAGCGCAAGTTCATGGAGAAGTGGATGGCAGCCGTGGCGGAGCAGGCAGCGGACGCCGCTGCCTCGCCACAGACGCGCCCGCTGGATCCCGACACTGGCGACGGTGACACGCGCCAAATTCTCGGAACGCTGATCGAGCGCTCGCATCAGATGCAGCGCAACCAGGACCAAACGCGCGGGATGCTCGTGCTCTTGCAGCAGGGCATGACGACACTTCTGATGTCGCAGTCTTCCGATCAATCAACCGACACTTCGATGTCGCTGCGCCAGGATCGAATGGAGAACGAAGCCAAGGAGAGCGGCGTCCGCATCAACAACCTCGAGGGCTGGCGCTACGGCATCAAGCTGTCGATCGCAGCGGTCATCACCGCCGTGGGGGCTATCAGCGGCCTGGCCACCTTCGCGGTCGAATACCTACAACATCGGGGGCACTGAACCATGCCAATGTGGTTCGACCCCGGCATCCGGCCATCGCGTCCTGGGGTCTACCCGGTAAGGGTTCCAAACCTGAACCGGGCAGCCTGGGCGCGGTGGACCGGCCAGTACTGGTGCTGCTGGGCAATCAGCGCTGAGGCCGCTGCCAGGTGCGAGTGGCGCGGGATCCGCGCTGGCTACGACTGGCGCTCATCCGAGATGGTGTTCTGACCATGTGGCCGGCGATCATCACTGGCACCATTCTGCTTTGGGCACTCTGGACGCTGCGGTAGCTAGAATCGGGGTACCGTGTTTGCATCCCCCGCCAACTGCGCGCTGCCCGACCTATCGCTTGCACCGGAGCAGCTGCCCAGGCTCGGGGTGGTGTCTAGGGGCGAGTCCGACTACCTCGCCAGATTCCAGGAGTGCGTCACCGGCCGTAACGTGCTGTGCATCGGCTACAGCCAAACCCAGCTCGATGATTGGGTAGCGAAATTCAGTCCGCGGTCGATCAGCTGCCTGACCCTGTGGGCCGATCATGCCGATGGCGCGGTGTCCAAGCATCCGCTCGTGATCGGCGACATCACGAAGCGGACCGACTTTCCGGACGACGCGTTCGACGCGGTGATCTCGCTGGCCACGCTCGAACACCTGGTCGATCTGGAGGCCGGCCTGCTGGAGATGAAGCGACTGACGCGCTCGGGCGGCGACGTGTTGGCGCAGTTCGGGCCCGCCTGGTCCTGCCCCTACGGGCACCACATCTACCACAAGCAGGGCGACGCGCTGCTCGATTTCTCAGCCTGGAAGATGCCGGCGTTCCTGCACCTGCTGTGCCGGCCAGAAGACATCGCGCGCTTTTACGCGCAGAGCGGCTATCCAGAAGGCGGCCACGCCGCGATGCACTGGTTTTACGAGGCCCCGCACATCAACCGGATCATGTACGACGACTATGTGCGCCTGTTCTTCAAGCACTTCCAAGTGCAGGTCGCCGAGCACATGTGCTCCGATGTGCCGGCGACGATCCTGGAGCTGCTGCGCCGCAAGTACGCTCCCTACCAGGACTTCTCGACGTACGGGGGCAAGTACTGGTTCAAGGTGCTGAAGTGATCGAGCATCTTCACTTGCCAGAGATTGCCGTAAGGGCTTTGGTGATCGTTGAGTTCTTATCGCTGCTGCCTTGGGTCGTGCCGAAGTAGTACGACGTCGCGCCCCCGGACTCCTCGAACAGGTAAGTCAGGATCGAACCGATCAGTGCCCAAGCTGGCCCTGGGATCTTGGTCATATTGTCCGGCAGGAAGATCAGTCCGCCCAGGATCACGACCGAGATCACGAAAAAGCCAGAGATCATCATGAAGGCCAGCTCCCGCGGGGTCGAATCCTTCACCGCGACCTCGCGCGCGCGAGCGTCCGCGACGTCCGCCAGCTGCAGCTTGGTCAGATCGATGTCGAGCTCCTTCATCCTGGCAGCGAAGTCCTGGTCGGCCTTCTTCATCGCGACGACCTGGTCGCCAGTGAGCTGACCGCTTTCGATCTTCTGCTGGATAGCGTCTACTCCAGTCGCACCCAGCGCCGACTCCAAGGCGGACACCGCCATGCCGGCAAGAGGCGTGCCGAAGGCCGAGGCAACTGTCGGCGCAAGCTTTTCGAGCGTGGCGAGCCAGTTTGGCGTGCTCATCTTGATTTCCTCTTAAACGACGTCCAACAGTTGAGTCGATTGGCTCTGCAGGTTGCGCAGCAGGAACCTGAGCAGCTCTGGCTCCGGCAGGTTCGCTTCGACATCCGATAAATGTCTCAGATAGAAGCTCGCCACTCCAGCGCCGGTAATCTTGAAGATGCACACGTGGTCGTACCTGAAATCACTCAGCCAGAGTAGCTTTATTTCAGCATCGGCCTTGCGGGTGCTCACGCTTCATCCTGAGCGGCGTACTCAAGATCCTGCGCGACGCGGTTCATCCAACCGGCTCCGAAGCGCGGCCACGTCGTGAGCTTGGTGTAGTACCTGGTCTTGAGCGCGGCAAAGCGCAT